ATCAAAATCACAACCAATGGGTGTGCCTGGAATTGATAAACCTCTATCTTTTTGCACATTTCTTCTAACTACTTCGCAGTAATCTTCTACTTCTTCTTCATCTACTTCAGCTAAAATAGAGTCATGTACAAGAGCAAATATTTGAGCTCTCATACCTCGTTCTTTAACTTCTTTGTGTGAGTCTATGGCTCCAAGTAAATTTACATCAGATGCGATAGATTGTACTAAAAAGTTAATACCACTACGAACTTCATGTGCTGCAATACCTTTGTCTTCACTAAAGACATTAGGTAATCTTCTTTTTCTTCCGAAATAAGAATATATAAATCCATTGTCTTGAATAAACTGTTTGGATTTATCTAACCAAGATTTTAGTCCATGAAACTGTGCAAAGTAATCATCAATGACTTCTTTTGCTTCAGTTGTACTAAAATACTTGCCTGAGTCTTTTGATACTTGTTCACTAATCTTTTTCGGACCAGCTCCATACATAATACCAAAAGTTACTGCCTTAGCCATTTGTCTTTCAGTAGAATAATGTTCAGTCACTTCTTCTACTGTGCCAGGCAGATTAAATACTAATTTAGCAATTTGACTGTGAAAGTTTCCTCCATCTTGAAAGACTTTCATTAATGCTTTATCATTGGCTAACACAGCCGCACAATATACTTCTGCTGTAGTTAAATCCATTGCAACAATCTTATTGCCTTCTTTTGCTTTGATACACCCTTTTACTATTGGATTATCTCTAGGAATTTGTTGCATATTCATTTTTCCACTAGATGATAACCTACCAGAAGTTGTGCCATGTAAATTAAAATTAGTTCTCAGTCTACTATCTCTATCTAACTGAGGATATATCTTATCTAAATATGTAGATTTAATTTTTACTTTCTGTCTTATATCTAATACTAATTTAGGTATTTCATGTACTTCTGCTAGTTTTCCTAATACTTCTGCATCTGTGCTGTTGGCACCTGTACCAGTCTTTTTACCAGTAGGTGTTAATTGTAAAAAATCAAATAGTAATCCACGAAGTTGTACTGTACTATTTGGGTTGAAGTCTTTTCCTTGCGCATCTTCAAACATCTTTACAGCTGGATATGTATATAATTTTTCAACTGCTTCATCAATTTCTTTTTGCATAAGTGCTGTAGACTTCATAAGTCTGTCCTTGTTAAAAGGAACACCATAATCTTGTGCATCAATCAAAAATCTACAACCTTCAATTAGTATATCCCTATACACGCTGTACATTTTTTCATTCTTTACTAACGCTGCTTCGAACTTTTGAAACAACAAGAAAGTACACACCGCATCCATTGCAGCATAGTCTTTCATTATGTCAAACGGAATCATATCCCAAGAGAAACTATCTTTTAGAATACCTGTTCTCTTTCTATAATCTTCAATCCATTGATACATAGGTTTTTCATAATCACCATATGGTGTATGTTTCAAAGTTAGTTGTTTTAGTCCATGTGTGCCAGGCTGTTCATCTAGCATATAATGCATAAGCATGGTATCTTCAAATCTTGGAAACTTAAATCCAAAGTGATACTCAAAAAATGCAATATCAAACTTAGCATTATGAAATACTACTCTTTTCTTATCAAAAATTAATTGTAATAATTCTTCTGCTTTTTCATCTATACAATTACAGTCTATGTATGCGCCATGCTCTGGCTCATAAGACATACTAATACCTAGCATATGTCCATCTCGTGGATATAATGCACTTGTTTCCGAATCCAGAGCAACAAAATCATTTTCATGTTCTAAGGCTCTAGTTAAGAATACATATAAGTCTGCACTCTCTGTTATGCCATAGATATTTTCTAACTTTTCTTGTTTCATTTCGCCATTGAGATACTTAAATACATTATCTCTTGACTCTTCCCAAGTCTTTTTTGCCTCTGGTTTGAAAGCTAACATCGCAGGGTTAATTACTGGTAGAAACTTGTCATCTACTATTCTACCACTATATTCTGTTATGGAGCCTTCTTTAGTATAAAATTTTAGTGGCTCGGAACCAACTAAAATTACCCAGTCATAATCATCTGGGTTAAATTCAATATCAACATCTCGTTTTAATACTCTTTTTACAGAAGGATTAGAACAGAGTTGAAACTGGTCAAATTCAAACGAGTTCTCAAACAAATCCACATAGTCATTTCTACTTGGTTTTGTTTCTACTATCGCTATCGCCTGACCTTGTAATACTTCAGCCATATAACCTCTCTTTTAGTTTTTTTATGTTTTCATGTGTCAATGCTCCCGCATCGCCTAATTCTTTTCTTATTTTTATCCCATAATATAGTAATCCTACTTTTTCACATAGTTCTATTACTCTATTCTGAGCATCGAGTCCTGCATCGTCTGGGTCAAAAAATATATCTACTTGAGTTACACCTTGCATTTTTAATAATGTAAGTTTTTCTTCATTAATATTTCTTGTACCAAAACAGCATACAGCATTTCGTAATCCTTTGTCATATAGATTTATAGCATCATATATGCCTTCTACTAGGATAACTCGTCCCTTAATCGGACTAACTTTTGATGGATACAAAGGAAGTACTGCGCCAGGAGGCTCAAACAAATACTTTGGTATTTGAGTTGGAGATTGTGCACGGTTGTTAAATGCAACAATCTTTCCTCTAATATCCCTAATCGGAAAACAATATCTGCCCTCAAAGTGTGAGTGTCCTGATAAGAAACACTCGAAGTGTTTGAAGGTTTCTTCCGATATATTTCTATGGCTTCCAATATACATCATACTGTCAGTAGGAAACTGTAAGCCAATAGAGTCAGACCGCTTTTCTTGTAATTTTCTCCTAAATTTTTCTCGTTTAATATCGAGTGCATTTGAAGGGGCGTCAAAGTGTTTAAATAAATTTCCTTTAAAACCACAAGAAAAACAGTTGTATATTCCAGTAACCCTATCTATTCTCATACTAGGGTTATTATCGTCATGCTCTGGGTTTAGACACTTAACTATAAAATCTCTTGGAGATTGCTTATAAGGTATCTTCTGTTCTTTTAATAAATCTTCAACTGTCATCTTCTTCAGTAGAAAAAGGTTTTACATTCCAACCTTCTAATCTATCTCCTAATTCTTCGTACCAAATCATGTCATTACCCGAATCATCACTATCATGTGGATAATATAAACTTTTAAATACTAATTCTAGCATTTGAAAATAAATAGCAACAAGTTTTTCTTCATGCCATAAGTGTAAAGGCTCCCAAGGGTGCTCAAGTAATTTATATACTGTCACTACTGCGTTCCAAGAAGGATTTTCTTCTCGTATTGCATGGGCTACTCTTAATCTTTGTGAGCCTGCAATACACCAATAATTATTCATACAAAGAAAAGGGTTTTTAAACCCTTCTCTTTCTACACTTGCAAGAAGTGGTGTATTTACAGGAACTCTGTTTGTAAGCTCTAACTGATTGATTTCTTTGCTTAATAGTTCACTAGCTGTCATGTTTTCAACAGTAAATTTAGGAAACCATATGCTACGAGCTTCTCTTGGGTCGATTCTATCGTGTGCCATTATCTAATCCAGCATTTGTAATGAATCTTTCTGTCTGTTTCTGGGTCTTGTTCTTGACACCATCTACATTCATCAATATTTCCCTGCTCTTTTTCTTTTTTAAGTTCATTGAATTTCATCTTCTACTCCCATAGCTTGTGCACATATTTGTTCGTAAATGGGTCTAAAATCATCTATAGTTAGAGGTGTAATCATATTCTCATTACATACTTTGAAATATGTTTTCCAAGCTGTTTCTAATTGTTTTTCTGTATACCATATCATAAGTCGTCTACTGCCTCTCCAGTTTTCATTGACTTTTCTACTGCTTCTCTTTCTTTAGGACTAAGTGCAGAGTGCGGACCAATCTTCAAAGTTTCCCAATCAACTTCAGACGAGAAACTAGACATTACATTACTTCTCATTTTAACACAATTAAATGTCATACATCTATCTTCTTGTTCCCATGTTTCTAATGAGTAAGCTGCATCGGCTGCATCTAATATTCCTTTTGCAAATCTTGCTTCCCCACTCGCATCAGTTTGATAAGGCGCAAAGACTAATGTTTCATAGTCTTGAGCAAATATTTTCAGTCGTTTACTAACTTCTATTTGCTCTGTCCAATCATACTGTCCCGAGCGACTTGGCACATTGTGTCGGCGGACTTGGTTGAGATAATCTACTACGATTATTCCAACATCGAGAGACTTCACTTTTTTATCAAGTTCAGACTGCATTCTCGATAAACTAAGTGCTGGGTCATAAACTACATCTATCTGCCTTTCTTCATCTAGTTTGAGTTTTGAGAGAGAACTGTGAAATTTTTCAAAGTCTCTATCTCGTTCAAAATCATGGAGGGCTTGGTCGCTTTCTTGAAAACGACCTGCCCACCAACCTCCAACTAGATTCCATTCTTCACTAGAAAGATTCTTACTGCGTAATCTCTTGAGAGGTACACCAGTTGAGATAGAACATATTCTTTGAAGAATTTGTCTACTATCCATCTCAATAGTAAAGTAAATAGCAGAACGACCTGAGTCATAAACTGTACTTGCTAAATTACAACAAGTCACAGACTTACCAGCACCCCGTCTGCCTCCCACAAGTACCAAGTCTTTGGGAGAGAATTGTATTTGTGAATCATATTCACTATTTAATCCTAAAGGTAAATACCTAGAGAGTTCAGTATCATCTTCAAAAAGATTGATAGCCTGCATACTTTCTTCAGGCGGCTTAACATCTACTTTATCACTTACCTTTAGAACTATTTCTTGTAGTCCTTCTATACTTTCTTCTGCTGTTGCAATAGCTACTGTACTATCAACAAATTCATCTAATTCGTTCAGTATTTCACTTTGGGTAAATTCATTCTTGAGATAATCTAATAACAGGTCAGCAGAAACATCTACTTCGACTAATTCCATAGCGACTACTTTTTCTTGTAGACTTCTATCTCTTAATCCTGCTTTAAATTCTTCCAGACTAGGAAGTTCTTGATATGTGTCAATATGTTTGCTTAGGGCACGATAAATCCCTTGATACTCGCTCGGAAGATAAATATCTTTGAGCCCTGACCAAGTGTCAAAGTCGTTTTCAACAATAATTTGTTTTAGTAAAGCACTAGCAATATTCACTTATCTCTCCCAAGAATAAGTAAGGGAGCGAACTCCCTTACTTAAACATTGCTAATTAACCGATTTCTTTTTTAGCAGCTCCATTGTAATTAGCACATTGAAGACCTCTTCTGGTCAACATTGTTTTCACGCCTCTTACAGTCTTGCCAATTTCGTCAGCTATTTCTTCAACAGTCATACCTGCAATATCAAGGTCAGCTAAGACATCAGCTTTGCTAGAACCTTTAGTTTCTTTTTGCTTTGGTATTCCGTCAATGTCTCCACTTCTAAGTAAAGATAACGCTTTTCCTCTGATAGAATTTACAGATTTGCCTAAAGCGTCTGCAATTTCTTCAACAAAGGAACCATCGTTAACCATAGAAACAAAAGTCTCTTCCTCTTCAGGAGTGTAAGTTCTTACTGTTTCTTGCTTAGGAGCAGGTTTTACATGACCAGTAAGTTCCATAGATAGAATCTTACCTTGAATTGATTTTGCTGAAAATGCTCCGCCTTCAAAGTTAGAAGCAATTTCTGCATAAGTGTAACTTCCAGAGTTGTCAGTTACAAAGTTTCTTAAAGTATCTTCTTGCTCTTGGCTAAAAGATTTGCTCGCAGATGCTGAAGCTAATTCAACATCATAACCCATTTTTCTTAATTTAGAAGAAACACTTCTTGTAGAAGTTTCTAATTGCTCAGCTGCTTCAGCAACTGTAGCTTGAGAAATAGGGCTTTCAGAACCAACAAAGTCAGTTAATTGTTGAGTTCTTTCATCTGTCCACTTAGGTAGTGCCATGATTATTCTCCGTTAATAATTGTTTTATATTGTTATATACTGTTATGCCCATTGTATGAGCCTTCTGTGTTTTTGCACTTTCGATTCCACTTTCGTTTAGCAAGTAATTAACATCTTTTGTGAGATTGTCCTTTACATCAAATCCGTTCTGCATTAAAATTTGCTGTGCAATAGCTTTAGTCTTATATGACTTCAGTTTCCCTGTGATACAAACTGTTCCTTTACTTTTTTCTTCAGTAAAGGTTATCTCACAAGTAAATGAAAACGGCAACTCGTAAAACTTTTCGGAATGAAAAGTGTTTTCTAACCAGCTTACAAGGTTTGATGCCGCTTTAGGTCCGAGACCAACTTCGTTACATTTTTGTAAGGTTATCTCGCTAATAGTCGAAATTTTATTTCTAAACTTGTTTGAAGCGCTCTGACCTATCAGCGGTATCGAAAAAGCTGGTAAGAGAGTGATTAGGTCGGCAGTCTTACTCTTTTCAATTTCTGCGTGTAACTTCGTACCTAATTTCTCTGAACCCAACCCTTCTATCAAATCTTGTTCGGTTAGATTATAAATATCAGAGATTGAGAATAAGTCTAGTTTTTCTACTGCTGCAGGACCAAGTCCTTTAATCTTTAGAGTCTTAGCAAAATGCTCGACTTTTTTGGTAGATTGAGCAGGACATTCATTTTTGTTCATGCAGTATAGTATATCCTTTTGCCATACAAGTTCTGCGCTACAAGCAGGACAATGTGTGGGTGGAACTATTTCTCTCAATTCTTTCTTCTCCAATTTTTATATTCATATATTATAACAAATCGGACATGATTTGTCAAGAACTATTTTTCGGGAAGTCCCGAAGAATGAGCGAAGAAATTTTAAAACACTCTGTATGTCCACCAAATTTGATTTTAGGTTGATAACTATCGTGTTTAAATTTTTCATGTAGCAGTTGCTCAATCTGCCACACATGGAATAGGGTAGAGTGGTAAGTTCGTTGTATTCTTAAATCATATCCTCTAAAGCCTCTACTTCTCTTTACGACATGACGCCAGTCTTTTCCACTAGCAATACCAACTTTGATACATTCTCTTTCAAATGTTTCTTTATTTACTAGAATAACACCATACAATACTCCTTCTCTATCACATTCTTCGGGATAGTTTTTGAAGTAAGTCGCATTGTATATGCCTCCAGCCATTAGTAAGTTGAAGCAGGTTTCATATCAACACAAACTTTTTGTCCTGCTTCTGTCGTACCACAAAGCATAGTGCCTTTTATTGGAGTTTGACAAATAGGATTTCCTTTTGCATTGAAGAAACAAAGATTAGTATTTTGTTTTGCTCCCCAACTACCTTGAATAGATGAACACGCTACTATAGCGAATCCAAATAAATAAATAAACATACAAACGTAAATAAATTTTAATTTTCTCATTTAATATCCTGTATAATAAACTGTTAATTCTTCTCCTTGCATTATAGGTCGTACTGTATACATTCTTGACCAATCTGTTTCTACTACTATAAAACAGTTAGGATTATCACTATGATTAATGAAGCCTCCGAGTGGAGTTCTCTGTCTAGGTAAATCTTTTTTGCGAGGCGCAATATGAGTTATCCCTATAAATATTTTTCCATCTAAATCATACTTAGCAAATATTCCCATGCCATCGATGGGAGAGTAGTCTAAGTGTACATTGTCTGGAAGAGGGCGATAAGTATTTTCAAATCTGTTTTTGCTCACTTTCTTCTTCTGCTACTAAACTAAATTTACATTCATTCATATTTGACACTCTATACTGAAAGTCTAAAGCATCACTTAGTCTTTCAAATGTATATACTGCCCCTACAGGTTTGTCTTTAAACTCAACCTTTACTTTGTAGTTAAATTTCATAATTAATCCACTCGTGATATTACTTGGGGGATAATTCCCCCTGCCCTTATAACTTCTACCATACAGCCGATTTCCAATCCAAGACCTTCAATTACTGCACTATTATGTAAAGTTGCTCTTGATACTATAGCACCATCAATATTTATTGGCTCTAGTACAGCCACTGGCGATATTGCACCACTCTTTCCTACTTGCCATAGTACATCTAATAGTTTTGTTACTATGCCATCAGGCTTTTCTTTTAGAGCAAAAGCTCCTCTTGGGTGTTTTGATGTATAGCCAAGTTCTTCAAAGTAATTATTGTTATCTACTCTGAATACTTCGCCATCATGAGGAAACTCTAAATAAGGACTATCTATGCAAGTTTCAAATCCCCACTCATTAAGTTTTATTAAGTTATCAGTATAAGACTCCTCTAAGTAAGGTTGTATTCCATATGCTATAAAGAATACTTGTCTTTCTTTGAACTGAAATAAAGATTTTAAACTTAATGCTCCCGCTGCATAATTTCTTGCATTAGGAATTGTTTTAGGAGCCACTAACTCTCCTGTTATTTGAATAGGTATTGCTGTAGCTTCTTCGGGTAAATCGAATTGTAATAATTCTCTCATTTGTGGAGTACAATCTAGCCCTGCTGTACCATCTCCTCTAGTTAATGCTTGATTTAGCTTTCCATTTAAGTATGTCAAAGCTACTGCAGCACCATCTAGCTTAGGGGTAACTACTACAGGGTGTCTTCCATAATTGGGAGGCTTATCTCCTTCATAGACTTTTTGTAAAGAATACATAGGGTATAAGTGTTTAAATCTAGAATCTCTTGGCTCAAGTTCATGTCCAATATCCTCTATTAAACCTGAACGCTTTTCTAATACATCATATAATTCATCAGGTATTAGAGGCATACCATTATAGTATGCTATTCTAGCTCTATTGATAAATGCTTCAAGTTCTGTTGTCGGATTATAACTCATCTTCCTATATCCTTTATTTCATTTTTAGGTATAACTTGATAGGCTCCCTTGTTGTATGCTGGAGCCACAGTATGTTTTCTACTTTCTTCAAGTTTCCAATCTGTTTTTGATGTAGAATTACTCGATATTGATTTAAGTCTTTCAAGAAACTCCTCTTTTGTAGAAGAAGGTTTCTTGGCGCTCCGTAAGGGATTTGAACCCTTGCTAACTGCTCGACAGGCAGTCGTCCTGACCTGACTAGACGAACGGAGCTTTCCTTTTCTTTTGAGTTTGCGACCGAATTGGTCATAATTCATACTACCTTTAATAATCATAGATATATTATACTAAGTTTTAAACCAAATGTCAAGAACTATTTTTAGGTGAGGTAAATTTGGTCTAGGACATCTTTAAATTCTTTTTCAATAACTTCCTTACTTTCAGCAAGGGAAACTATTTCAAGCATTCCTGCAAGTAGATTCCTAGTATTTGTGAAATCAATGGGCATTGTAATACCGTCTCGACTGGGTTTCCATTCTTCCTCGAAGTCTAGATAGTATTTTCTTATTGATATGTATTCTGTTTCTCGAAAGGTATTTATGACAAGACGCACTTGTTCTGTGTCAGTTTCCTGAATTACTTTTTCATAGATACTTGGTGCCGTTAAATCAATCATTTTTTAGTATCTTGTTTAACGGTAGTATGCTAATTACACTTTTAAATTTAAGTAATCTATAAGAGTCAGTATCCCAACAAAACAAAAGCACTGTGGAAGCGTCTTCCTTTGCACGAGTTTTCTTTTCTTGTATATACTTCGTAGAGAAATCTCTAGTACATATATTGTATTTTTGTTTCCTTGACCTTAGACTTTTATAAGTTATTACTGCGTCCCCTGCTTCATCTATCTTCTTCTTGAAGTCATCTTTTGTCATTCTTCCTCCGAACTAATCCAACAAAATATTTTGAATTGTTAGTTGTCGAGGTGGTCTTGACAGGTAAGACTAAAGCAAGAGGGACCTAGTCCCCCTTGCCAGCAACAGCAATGCTAACTGTGTATGTTCTCTACTATATTGGCAAAGTAAACGGCAGCTTTTCCTGTAAGTTTAGCAATGATAGCTTCATCTACATTCTGTCCAGCATCTACTAGAACAGAAGTCAGTTTAGCCTGAGCATCAGCAACACTCACTCTTCCTCCGCCATTTCCGTTTGATTTACTTGAAGTAGAAACAGGGTTTTTTCTAACATATACTCCAGCTTTTGTGAGTATCATTCTTACCCCGTTTGGAGATTCGCCTAGCTCTTCAGCTATATCTTTGACTATCTCCACAGAAGTATCAGGTGTAGGTTCTTGTTCCTGATACATTTCTACGGCTTGCGCCTTCTTTGCATCGTCCCATGCCATTCGTTTTCTCCTTGTTTTACCAAATTTTAATTCATATTCGCTACGAGATGATGTGTTTCTAAAGCCAGGTGCCCAACCAGTTGCTTGAATCATTTGACTATAAAATCTATCACTCATAACTTACTTTTTCTAATTATTATATTATACTAAAAATTAGAGGTGAAGTCAAGAACTATTTTTGACTTACTCAGAAAAATGCTTATTTAAAGTCTGCAAATCTTCTTCAGCAGCGGATAACTTTGAAAGTTCTCCTCGCATTGCTTCTATGATGTCTGGGTGTTCTCCAATCCCTGCAGGATTATCAAAATAAACAGTTAGGTTTGCTTTGTGCTTTGCTACTTCTCCTTGTAAGTGTAGCTTTAATAACTTTAATAATTCACTTTTCATCTTCTTCTTTTCCTATGATATAACTTTTTTGAGTATGAAGCCATTGCTGTAAAAGTACAATTTGCTTCAATTGATGTGAGCTATCTTCAGAATTTACTAACTTTCTTTGATGCAGGTCTATTGCTCTAACAATATTAGCTACATGGTCTTGCCACTCAACTCTGTGAGGGGTTGTAAATTCTCTTTTGGGCATTTTACTGATTATGCTTTCTTTTTGCAACTTTTCCTTCCCAATCTTCGATAGCCTTTCGTATTCCTTCTTCTGCTAAAATTGAACAATGCAACTTAATTGCAGGAAGGCTTAGTGCTTCGGCGATTTCTTTATTTGTTATTTGTTTTGCTTCTTCTATTGTTTTGCCTTGTAGCATATCTACAAACAAAGATGAAGAAGCAATGGCAGAGCCACAACCATAAGTCTTAAATTTGACTCCATTTATTATTCCTTCATCATTGAGGCGAAGTTGTAGTTTCATGACATCGCCGCACGCAGGTGCTCCCACCATAGCTGTTGCTACATTGGGTGCCTGTGGGTCAAATTTACCAACTGCAAAGTCCTTTGGATTTTTAAGGACTTTCTCAAATCTATCTACTACTTCTTTACTATATGCCATTATACATTCATTCCCATCATTCCTCTTGCAAAACCTTTTATAAATGAGTCAGTTAAACTAGGTATTAGCATAACAAAAATCAAAAAAGGCATAACTAAAGAGAACATAACGAATACTACAAGCGCGGCTCTAATTTTTAGCCTAACCATCATATTATTCGGCTGTGCTGCTCTAACAAAGTTCCATGCAGGTATGTATAAACTATACATAGCTGTTAGAACTCCTGCAAAATAGAATACTGCTATTGTGGTGGTTAATTCCATATTTATTTCCTATCACAAGTATTTCTCCAAGTGTTTAATACTCCCTATATCATAAGCGAGAGCAAAACTATAATATCCTGCTTTTCTTCCATCAAGCCACGGCATGAGTGTATCACTTAAATCGCAAGGCGTTAAAACATCAACTTTATATCCTCTAGCGCCATACTTTTGTAAGTAATCACATTCTTTTAAGCCAGGCTTACTTCTTGCATATTCAACTGTAATTTCGTATAAAATTATACCGAAGTTGTTTTCTCTTGGAAGCCAAACTTTTTCGCCCACTTGGAATTCTTCTGCTACACATTCATCAGGCAAAAGTGTATCTCTCTTTTTATTATAATTAGAAGGTTGTTTTTGTGGAACTCCCAATCTATTTATGATATTTTTTACAAATGCAGGAGAACGATACATTCCCTCTGCAATGTTAGATACATTTTGTCCATCAATGTAGCCCCTTACGACTTGACTTATTTCTTCTTGAGAAGCAGCTTTGCCTCTCTTTTCTGCTTTGAACCTCTCCTTTCTAGCAAGAGTTTGTTCAAAGTCATCAATTATATTCTGAAGTCTGGTCGTGTTATACCTAATATTCAGAATTTCACAAGCTTCTTTCTTTGTAATAGGACTATCTTGTCTTAATAAACTAATAACCTTACTGATACTTTCATCAGTAAGGTTCTCATGAGCTTTCTTTTTTACTACTCTCATTGTGCAGTAATCCTTTTTTCAGTCCAAGCTAGTTCTTCTTCCCACCACTCTGGTTGTCCTCTGACCTTCCAAGTTGCGAAGGTACCTTTATCTTCGTGGTAGAACTTTCTGTACGCCTCAACTGCATTATCTCCTTTGCATGAATCTGGCATAGCGAGTGCAAAGGGAGTAAGTCCACGCCGAGGTATATCGAGTATGGGGAGGTTAGATACAACCTCATGCATTGACTTGTGAGACTTACCTCCATACCTATATCCGTATTCCTTATTGAGTTCATCTGTGAGTCTGTAGAGCCACTCATAGTTGTCGAGACTACTGCGTACCCAGATGCTACAAGGGTGGTTATGCATAGTAGGAAGATAAGGGAAATCACGAGGGTCATTTGTCTTTTGCTCTCTAACTTTTTCCCATTCTTTACTTTCGAGTTTTCTTGGTATGAACCCTGCATATTTATTTATCCAATGTGCTGTGCACAATAACTGTGCAGACTCTAGTATCATTTTAATAATATGTTTATCGCAGTGATACTGCGCACACTTTTCAATGTTTTCATCTAATATAAAAATATTCATAATGATATATTATACTAAAAATGAAACTAGAAGTCAAGAACTATTTTGAGTTTATCTTATCTTTTGCTGTACCTGCATATAGTCCAAACCATGCTGCACCCGCACCCACAATGATACTTATTAGACCTGACTGCTCTAATGTTGGAGCCTCTAACTCCATAAACCACATTGTAGAATAGTACAATAAGAACATATATACTCCTAAAAATGCTCTTGGAAATATTCTCCAAGCATCTACCATAGCAGATAAATGTATCCATTTTTGCCACGGATTTGCTTTGTCAGACTGTTCTAGTTCAAAAATCTTTTGTTTTAAATCATTATTCTCTTGTATCATTTCCATAAACTTATTAAGGTCTATTTCAACTTCATTTCGAGACATATCGCCACTAAATCTTTCATCAGCCACTATCTTCTCCCTCAGCCCATTTTCTAACAGACTCTTTTGAAACTTCATCTTTAGTTTCTAATTCTATAATTCTTTCTTCGAGTTCTTCAATCCAATCTTCTAAATCCTCAAATCTAGCTTGAGCAGCAGGGTTTTTATCAAACCATTTACTTGCTTTATACATAGCCCACCACTCTCTAATAAATTTTACCATTTCTCACTATAGTGAAACTCGCCTGTTTTATAATCCCAGCCATTTGTTTGTTTGAAAACTTTTTTACCCCACGCATCAAT